AATTTTCTTCTTATGTGAAAGCGGCTAACAAGGCCGCTAGTTCTGAAAAAGCTCGTATTCGCGCTCTTGGGCAAGTAGAATCCAACCTCAAAAAACTCTCAGCGACACAGAAGAATCAAGTAAACGCCACAAAAGATTCAAATGCTGCTATTTCTAGGGCCGTATCTGCCACAAAATCTTATCAGGCTGCTGTAGAAGGGTACGGTGCCTCATCCACCGAAGCTGTTAAAGCACAAGTTAGGATGAAGTCTGCTATAGAAGATGCTAATAGTTCCGTTAAAGCTGCTACGAATAATGCCAAGGCGCAAGTCGCTGCAAAGAAAGAGAACGAGAGGATTACCCGAAAGTCTACTCAGGCAATGTTCACCGAGGCTAAGGCTGTAAAGACAACCACTCTTAGCGTTAAAGAACAGGAAGCTGCGCTCACTCGTGCCGTAAAAGCAGAAACGCAGATTAAAATAGCAAGGCGTAATTCCGCTGCTTCTACACATGAAGGTAGACATGCTTTACAACAAGCAGAAAAAGCATTACGTGAGTATAATGCTTTATTGGAAGATTCTTCTGTAGATGCTAATCGACTGGCTACAGCGCAAGGTAAGCTGTCCCGTAGTATTGAACATGCTCGTGTCACCACAACAGGTCTAAATTCAGCCACAGCTAACACACGAACGTGGTTCAGGTCAAGTCGTGCCGCTGCTTCTCAGTTCGGTCTTCAGTTACAGGACGTTGCTGTTCAGGCACAGTCAGGAACTAACGCACTTGTTATCCTTGGTCAACAGGGTTCTCAACTGTTAGGTTTCTTTGGTGCTGGTGGTGCATTAGCAGGCGCTATCCTTGCCGTAGGTGCTGCTGTTGCTTATCTAACCAGTGCAGCCGGAGAATCTAAATCGGCACTGTCTGATATGAGTGACGCACTTCAAAGAGCTAATGACATAGCTGAAAAATCAAACGGTGTGTATCAACTGAGGAAAGAGTTTGAGCATTTGGCTCAAGCCTCCGAATCTGTAGCCAAGACAAGAATACTCGCAACACTTCAAAGTATTGAAGATGCTTCCCGTGCCTCCGCTCAAGGTATTGCTGTTGCGTTTGGTGATCTTGATATATCAGAGTTGTTTGGTTTAAAAGACTTGGAGACGTTCACAAGAACCTACGGTGATCTAGAAGCGTACTTGCAGTCTGGATTGGTGACTGATTCAGTAGAAGACCTCGGTGAAATGTTTGGTTTCGCTGGAAGAGAAGCAAACGCTGCCGGTAGGGACATTCTGAAGATGTTGACCACTGCCCGTGTCGAGGGTACACCTTCCAGCATATTAGAGTTGGAAGAGGGTCTTTCTGGTTTGGTAGAACAGTCTGGTAATGCCAGCGAAGAGGCGTTCAGACTCATTTCCAGCTTAGAAGAATATTTCTCAAAGGCACGTACAGCAGAAGAAAGAACCAACTTCTTGAAACGTGCATACGAAGACCTGCAATCTGCCCTTTCTGGTTCCACTGAAGCTATGCAGATTTCTGAGTTGTGGTCAGACTTTGAATCTCTATTCTCAGAAGTTGATGAGGGGTATGCAAGAACAATAAAACTCAACCGTGCTTGGATGATTCTGACCGAAGCAGGTAGAGAGTTTGGGATTGAGCAATCAAAACTTGTCGAAATAATGGATAAGTATGCTGATTCTTTGGATGAAACTTCCAGTAATACAAAAACAGCTTATGATGAAGCTAAAGAGTATATAGCTACCCTGAAAGAACAAGCCGAAACAGTAGGTCTCTCAGAGAAGGCTTTGGTGCGCCATACGATTGAAAAGCTGGCCGATAAAGATGCGTCAATCAAAAACAAAGAAGCATTGATTGACGAGGCCCAAGCCTATGTGCAACAGACACAGGCCGCTGAACGTCGCCTTGAGCAAATGAAGGAAGAGAAAGAAAGACGTAAACAGATTTTGGATCAAATGCAGTCTGATTACCAGACTCGTATGCAGTTTATGTTTGGTGATAGGCAGAGCGAGATTCAAACACAGTCTATCAGATTATTGTCTTCATTCTCTGATGATGAAGAAGGCCGCAAGCGCGTTCAGCAGTGGCAGAAAGAACAAGAAAATCTTCTTGCAATGCAAGCGGAAGAAGTTTCAACAAGCCCGTTCAGTGATATAGAAACACTTGAGCTTGAGCTTGCACAAAGAAAACAAACTCTACAATCATACTATGATACCGAGTCTCAGCAGTACAAAGACCATCTCGCCACTATGGAACAAAATGCTGCTAACGCAAAGCCATTTCTACAATTTGCTAATGGTGCTCAGACAGCTTCTGATATTGTTGGTAGTGCGATGGAAACAATGCAGGCAGCAGGTAGAGAGAATGCTAAAGAATTTCAAGCTCTTGCTCTCGCTCAAACAATCATATCACAAGCAATGGCTGTGTCTAAGATATGGGCCACTGCTGATAACTTCTATGTCGCTGCGGCTCAATCAGCACTTGCTGGTGCGGCAGTTGGTGCCCAGATTGCGCAGATCAAATCCCAGAACTTTGCTAATGGTGGCTTGGTTCGTGGTCCGGGCACAGGAAGGTCTGATGATGTTCCAGCAAACTTGTCTAACGGTGAGTTTGTTATGCAGGCCGAGGCTGTGAGAAGGATCGGTGTTAATCAATTGAATGCCATGAACCAAGGTAGAGCACCAAACTTTGCTAATGGTGGTAGCGTAGGAGCTACGCCTGTAATGAATGGTGGTGACACTACTGTTAATGTTATAGACCAACGTTCTGGTGGTGCTCCTGTAGAAACTCAAGAGAGTGTTGACCAAAATGGTAATAAGAGAATTGAAGTTCTGATTAAGGATATGGTTAACCAAGGTATGATGCGTGGTGACTTCGACAAGACTATGGGTGCTTCGTTTGGTATCAGACGCCCCGGACGCAGAGTATAAATAGGAGATAGATATGGCTACTTGGCCTTCAACACTACCGCAGACACCGTTACTTGAAGGGTACTCTGATGTTCCACAGAACTCAGTTTTGCGATCTGACTTTGATGGCTACACAAAGCAAAGGAATCGTTTCACTGCTGTAATTAATGATGTGGAAGAGCGGTATTATTTCACATCTACACAATACGTCACCTTTAAAGATTTTTATGCCAACACTTTGAGTCAGGGCAGCATAGAGTTTCTTAAAGATGATCCTGAAACTGGACTGACCCAGAGCTATAGGTTTGTTGAACCTTACAATCCACAGAAGGTTGGTCTTGATTGGATAGTGACACTTAGATTGGAGAAATTGACCTGATGCCTTTTTCTGACCAGTTTTTAACGCAAGCCTACAATGGTGGCGGCGACCCTATTATTGATTTAATGCGTGTTAAAATTGATAACACAACATATTACTTCGCTAATAATAATGAGAACATAGAATCTAATATAACAGGTAGTTTGCAGACGTTCCAGAAGAGTAGATTCAATCTCACGCTTCCAGATGACACAGAGCAGGGTACTCCAAGAGCTACATTGAAGTTTGAGGCCGCCGATTCTCAAATAATGAGAGCTTTGCGTGAAACAGATAATGTAATCGTGTTTGATATTTGGCTTGTTCTTGGTAGCGATGTCAACACCATTGAGTACGGCCCAACAAACTACCAATCTGCCTCAGTAGACATAAGCGCCAATGCCATATCTATTGACCTTGAGGTAGAACCTATTCTACATACGCAGTTGCCACGCGAGAGATTCACCCCTAATACATTTCCAGGCTTGTTTGAAGGTGCATAATGCTCCCTGTTCATTTTTACACAATACCATTCGTTGAAGGCGGTAGGGATGAGAAAGGCGCGGATTGCTGGGGTCTTATTGTCTTACTTTACAAGTATTTCTTTGATGTTGAACTAGAAAAATTTACAGGTGTTGCTGCAACAGATAAAGATTTCAATCTTGCTGTAGATAGAATAAATAAAGAAATAGAAGAACACAAGAATTTTTACGAAGTAACTGAACCACAATTCGGGGATATTATTCTTCTTAGAGTACATGGAAGACCTATACATGTAGGCTTTTGTTTAGATAAAAGTACTATGGTTCATACTGGTAAAGGTTACGGTGTTGTCACTGAGAAATTTACGGAGATGAGATGGAACAACAGAGTTCTAGGGTTTTACAGAAAGAAGTAAATGTTGTAGTCAGCAAGGCTCCAATAATGAACCCTATCTACGAGACAGTGGATAGCGGGAAATCTTTGCGTTCCATTTATGAAAGTCATTCAGGTCTTTCTGAACAACACACCAGTATCTATGTGAATGGGGAACTAACCTCAGATTGGGAGTACGCCACCAAAGATGGCGATTGTGTTTCTATCTGTCAAGTTCCGGGGTGGGAATACGTAGCCTATGCGGTTATATCGTTTGCTATCGGTGCTATCATAGGTTATGTGCTATATAAAAGCATTGACCAGCCCACAACGGAGCAAGGTGAAACCTTAGAGCGGATTACTGGCGCTAAGAACGAAGCCAAGCCATACGAACCTATCCCCTTTATTCTAGGTAGCCGTCGTGTAGTACCATCTTATGCAGCACAACCATACACCTACTGGAAAGGTGATGAGCAGTGGTTGAAAATGCTGCTTTGTGTTGGGTATGGACCATTGTCAATTTCTGATATTAAAATTGGCGACAACCCTATAACTAAATACGATGATGTTGATTATGAGGTTCTTGATTGGAATACAACCACTAACACCAGTGGAATAAGATCTATCTGGAACGCTGATATACAGCAGGATAGTGTTAATCAGGAACTAGGTAGATATAATTACATTAGCCGTGCCGCCCCACCAGAAACAAGTGAAATTACATTCAGTCTAGTTTACCCACAGGGTTTGTGGAGAACAGATGATGGTGATACTGGTCACTCTGTTGGTGGCATACAATTCAGATTTTATAGCAGTGAAAGTAACAAATGGTACTCTGTTGCGAGAATTATATATGTAAATTCAAATAATACACCAAGAGGTGTTCCGCACCAATCACTTGTTAAATTTGAAGGTGAGTATTTTATTGCTCAAGGAACTGGCGGGTCGGGTGCCGTTTCTACACTAAATGGTAAATTTGACAATGTTACAGATCAAGTTGTGATTGAGAGAGATGGGTATGCTTATTTGGAGGCTGACGCAAGCGGCTTCTATAAGTATGTAAACTCTCAGGCATACTGGGAAGCAACAAGAGATCAGATTGTTAAACAGTGGTCTTGGAAACCAATTGATCCTGTTTCTGGTAATTCCCTCACCGGCAACGTACCGTTTGAAATAAAAAGGAACGGTTGGGACTATGACCCTAATGGGTCGGCGTTCGGTACAACACTACAACTTAGTTCTATAACGTACACTCTCAATAACGACGTTGGCGATAGTTATTTTGGGGTAGATTATCAAAATGATAGGTATCCTGTACTCATAGCACTTGATATACGGGCAACCGAACAACTATCGGGCATTGTGGATAATTTATCGTGCCAAGCCCAATCGTTGGTCCCGTTTTATAAAACACCCGACTGGTCTAAATATGCATTTCCATTTCAGGGAGGTACATGGACAAGTAGTAATAATCCTGCGGATTTATATAGATATGTATTACAGGGTCCGTTTAATGGAGCTAGGGTTTCAAATGAGAAAATAGACCTAGATTCAGTAAATAGTTGGTACACAGAGTGTGCATCAAGAGGATGGGAATGCAATGAAATAGTTAACTACGAAACAAATCTGAAAGACTTGCTCAATAATATTGCGTTTACTGGTCGTGCCTTCTTCTCCATGAATGAGGGTAAGTTTGGCGTTATTGAGAATAAAGAGAAGTCCAACCCTGTCCAAGTTTTTACCGCTAAGAACAGCAGAGATCTGAAAAGCCACCGCGAGTTTAAATTAGAAACGGACGGCATTCGTTACACCTTTGCAAATGGTGATTTTCAGGATCAAGAAGACGAAGGTTATTTTGGTGATCCTGATAAATACTACAATTTCGATGTAAGTAGACCGAAGCCAGGGGCAAATATTACCCGTCGCTTTGAGGATATGGAAGTATGGGGTACAACTAACCCAGACTTGGCACGTAAACATGCTAGGTTCGCTTATTTTGAAGATAAACTGAGGAGGGAGGCATACACCCTAGAAACTGATATAGAAGCATTGGTTGCCCGTCGCGGTGACAAGGTTCTGATTGCTAATGACATTATCGGGGTCGGTTTAGGACAGGGTTTCGTCACTGGAGTAGACGGCGGAAATGTGAGAATTGACGAAACTATTAACCTTCAGTCCGGGCAAACTTACGCAGCAACTTTCCGCAGCGTATCAACAGGCACTGTATTCTCAACATCTCAGGGTACATACAATGGAGATGGTTGGTGGACTTTCCCCGTCCTGTCAACAGATGTTTCTGTAGGTGATTTGGTATCTTATGGTGAGCCTGACTTGGAAACCCTTGAGTGCCTAATCACAGAGATTACTTATGGGGATGATTACACAGCTACACTGACCCTTGCTAACTATGCCTCTGATCTGTATAATCTTGATAGTGTATATCTTCCAGAATATCAGACAGGTCTTACACCAGAACGTAAGCGAGACATAACACCTTCTGCTCCATCAATCACAGTTAACTATGGAGACTTTTCATATCAGAGTAATTCCATTGGTGTTGATGTAAGCAAAGCGAGTGATGACCGATCTGACTTAAATTATTTCAAGCTGCAATATCGTTACGTTCCTCAAGTCGAAGAAGAGGACGTAGGCGTTGCTCCAACTTGGTTGGATGGTGGAACTTCTACTGCCAGCAGCGGAAAATTCAATATCCCAGTTGCTACAAACCAAGGCAGTAGAATACTTGTCCGCGCCGCTGCTGTAAATATGGCAGGGGTTTATTCCCCGTGGACAGAAGAAAAAGAAATCGTTCTACAGAATGATCCTTCTCCCGACGTAGAAAGTATTACTATAACGGAAGAGGTTGATAAACCCAAGACACCAGATGCTAGGTGGTCAACAATAACTATAGAGATTGAACCACCAACTATTACTGGTAGTTATTTGTATGCCATTGCTGAATATCGCCAACCGGGACAAGAAGAGTTCCAAACCATTGGTCGTCTCGGGTGGAAAGATCCAAATAAAACTTCTGTAGAAGTATTTGCTGACGGTAGGCAGTACGAATTCAGGGTGCGTTCTGTATCTATATTCGGTTTGGTTAATAAGAACGGTGTCAGTGAGATAGTAACAACCACTAATACTGACGATCCTGAATACACCGAAGACAACCCATTTGAGAAACTTCCAGCGCCGAATGTAAAAGGCTTGGAACTATTTGAGCAAGGAAACGATACAGAGTTTGGTGGTAGGGATGCTAAGTTTACATGGAAGAAGAGCACTCTAACCAACTGGATTGATCTTGGGTATGAGGGGCTGAAAGGTGCTTCTTCAGCAGAACTTGACCAATACTTCCGAGACTATCAAGTAGATATTATTGCGAACAATGAAGTTGTGCGTACTGAAAATGTAACAGATAACTTCTACACGTACACTTACGAGAAGAACGCCGAAGACTATGAACGTCGTTATGGAACTATTGGCGCTTACCGTGAGTTTCGTGTTAGTGTCATTATGCGCACACGACAGAACCAAGAAAGTGAAAAACCTGCTCTTCTTGATGTTTCTAATACGGCCCCAGCAGCACTACAGAATGTTGTAGTTAATCCGGGCTTTAACGTAATAGAAATCAGCTACCAAAGACCGGATGATTTGGACTTTGCTGGTGTAGATATTTGGATTGAGACAACACAGGGTTTTGATCCTGATACCACAACCCCGTTTGCGACAATCAGTGATAATAGCTTTGTTGCTAGTGGGTTACAACAGGACACAACTTATTATGTTCGTCTTCGTCCGTTTGATGATTTTGGTAAGACAGGGACAAACACTACTTCAGAATTTGTTATAAAAACAAAGACTGGACAAGACCTCACCGGCTTGTCTGGTTGGGCTTATGAAATTGATCCTGTTAATAGAACATTCATCCAGAACAATATTGAAGGCGGTGCAATTGATCTTGGTGATCCAGTTGTAGGCGGTCAATTAGGAACAGCTAAACTTGCTGATTTGTCTGTCGAGGCAGCAAAACTTGCGGACGGTAGTGTTGACCTGTCAGGATCTAAAATAACTGGGCAACTTGCTGGGGTAAACCTTGCTGATGCCGCTGTTGATACCAGCAAGCTGGTTAACCTATCTGTTGAATCAGCAAAGCTGGCAGGAAGTAGTGTCACGAGTACAAAAATTGCCAATCTTGCTGTAGGTACGGCTGCAATTGCAAACGCCGCTATCACGAACGCCAAGATTGCAAACCTTGCTGTTGATACTGCACAGATTGCTGATGCTGCTATTGAATCAGCCAAGATTGCAAACCTTGCTGTTGGTACAGCGGCTATTGATACTGCTGCGGTGACTAATGCTAAGATTGCAAACCTTGCTGTTGATACTGCACAGATTGCTGATGCTGCTATTCAGACTGTTAAGATTGGCGATGCTCAAATCACTGATGCTAAGATTGTTGATTTGACAGCAGCCAAGATAACTACAGGTACAGTTAATGCTACTGAAACCATAACCGCTGAAGGTGTTATTCGTGCTGTCGATGATATTAACACCCCACAACAACAAGTAGGTATTGGTCCAGCGGTATTTAACAGCACAACATACTTGCTTTGGAGTTATAACGGTACTGACGTTAAATTTGGTGTGGATGAGCTTGGGAACGTTCGGCTGGCTGGCGACATTACCGGTTCAAATGGTACGTTCTCCGGTACGTTGTCCTCTGTTGATGGTACGTTTACTGGCACATTGAGCGGTGTTGATGGCGACTTTAGCGGCTCGTTGTCGGCGGCTACGGGGACGTTTGCTGGGACACTATCTGGTGTTGATGGTACTTTCTCGGGTGAGCTTAGTGCTGCTACGGGTACTTTTGGCGGAACTTTAAGTGCCGGATCTGTTGAAAGCTCGACCATTACCGGCTCAACAATTACCGGCTCGACCTTACAGACGGCTTCTAGCGGTCGCCGGGTTGTCATTGATAGTGCTACCAACAACATAGAAATATTTAATAGCGGTGGGTCAAAGATACTATCAACCGGCGAAACAGTTACCGTATTAGGAACTCCGTATGATCCAATATTTTATATTGATGATGAAATTGACCCGGCAATAATTACATATAGTCGGGATAGTTACGGGGTTTTCGGTGAGAGTAGATTTCTTACTGGCGTTTATGGCGCAAGCCTGAGCGGTACAGGCGCAGAGGGTAATTCAACAGATGGTAATGGAGTATCTGGAACAAGCGAAACCGCAAGAGGCGTGTTTGGGCTAAGTCAAGATGATAGCGGAGTTTATGGTACAAGCACAAACTCTTACGGCGTCGAGGGGTTTTCTGATAGCGCATCATCTTTTGATTTTTACGCATCCGGCTCCGGCACCAACTACGGCCCCTTCACTGGCGCACACGACGGCCTGCTACCGAAAGACGCGCAACCAGAGCAAGGCGACATTCTAGCGGCAACAGGGCAGTTTGAGAAATCCAACCTATCAAACACCATCCCTTACCTTGAAGCGCCAAAAGTAAACAGCAGGGCGGTGTATGGTGTATTCGTGGGTAGCAGCGACCTAACAGACAAACGCCCCGCCGCCCTAAAACCAATGCCAGACGATGATTACACAACCCTTCAAACCACCCACAAACGCGCAATCGTAAACGCCTTGGGTGAGGGTCAAATCAACGTATGCGGCGAGAATGGTGATATTGAAGTAGGCGACTTTATCTGCACTTCCAACATGGTAGGCAAGGGTATGCGCTACGATGGCCAAGACATGCGCTACGTGGTTGCTAAAGCTATGGAGAATGTTATCTGGTCTGAAGAAGAAAGTAATGTAAAACAAGTAGCTTGTATTTATATGTGTGGTTAATGTCTAACAAATAAAACTTATATTGGGAAATAAGGTATGGCTCAGTATTTAATTGGGACAGTGGATATTACTAACGGAAGCGCCACTGTAACAGGTAATGGTACAGAATGGACAACTAGAGTTGAAGCTGGTGACGCATTCACTATTACAGGGACAGGTTTTTTCTATGATATTGCTTCTGTAGATAGTGACACACAAATCACTCTGTCTGCTTCCTATGCGGGCACTACACAGACTAACGCCACGTACACTATTGCAAGCGACTTCACTCCACTCAATAATATTGTTGAATTGAAACAAGGCGATATTGAGACAGCCGCTGTATTCACTCGCGCTGTAAGACGCATTGATCAAGTGTTGTCTCTAAATCAGGATGCTGGCGCTCTCACTTCTGCTGGTGTATATGCTAACACAACAGATGGCTTGGCTGGAACAACGTCAGGTGATTATTTCTTTGTTCCTGAAAGTGAAGAGTTTGTTCTCTATTTGAATGATGGTGGTAGTGCTGTAGAACAACTGCGCTTTGCCTCCCTGGCTTCTGCATTGCAATATGCAACAGATGCACAGACAGCGGCCAGTAATGCTCAAGCAGCACAGGCAGCGGCAGAAACAGCAGAGAGCAATGCTCAAGGATATGCTTCGGACGCAAATAACAGTGCTTCAGCCGCCGCAAACTCAGAAGCTAATGCTTTGTCCAGTGCTAACACAGCAAGCCAGCAGGCAGGGTTGGCAAACACTTACGCTAACAGTGCTAGTACGGATGCTGATAGAGCAGAGACAGCCAGAGACGCCGCACAACTAAGTGCTGGTGTTTATGACAACACAACAGATGGTTTGAATGCTACGGCAGATGGGGAGTATTTCTCTACACCATCAGCAAACACTGATGTCTATCTGATTCTCTATCGTAATGATAGTGGTAGTGCCACACAGATTGCTGAGTACCCTTCACGTACCGCTATTGATGATAAGCTGGATGCTAACAATAATCTGTCCGATGTAATCAGTGCTTCAACATCTTTTGATAACATCAAACAATTGGCCACTGAAACATCAACAGGCGTCGTCGAAAAAGCCACCGAGCAAGAAACAGTAGATGGTAATTCGGACAAATACCCTGACGCACAAACAATCAAATCAACGTACATGCAGACGGATACGTTGTACGAAACATTCCAAACACGCAATGCAAATCTGCTTTGGGACGCTATTTCGGACACATTTAGTCAGGCAGGTAATGCACCTAAAGTGACACCAATCCATGAACGAATGCGCCGTTGTATTGTTCAAAACGATGGGAGTGTTGCCTACTATCTCGATCCAAATGACTCCACACTCAAAGCAGACGGCACTGTTGCTAATCTTGACGGAACAGACGGACAAGTAATGGTAGAGGTGCCCAAGTTTTGGGTGAGAGTATCAAAGCTATTCACCGGCGATTGGAAACGAGAGATTTCTGAAACACCTCGCAGCGGTTTTGTGCTGCACCCCGCTTTTGCTATTGGTGGCACTCTGCAATATGACGATAGTGTTGGAATGTGGCATTACAAAGGTCACACAGGAGAGCGTGAAGCATTTTATATAGGCGCTTATCAAGCAAGCGTTTATGATGGCAGTGCG